GCCAAAGCTGGCAGCTATACTTGCATACATACCCCACTGTACCCACAGCGGTGTAGTCTCAAGATTAGCAAAGCCCTGTGCCATTACGTCCTGCATAGAAGGAATGAAGTTCATCAGAAGAATAGCTACAAACACTACTGTCCATAGCTCATCTTTCCACGAATCCTTACTAGCCTCTATAGCTGACTGTTCCCAATCAGTTTCCGAGGTAGCTTTTTTCAAAGCTATTTCAGCGTTAGCTTTTTGTACTGCTGTCTTACCGTCTATGTAACTACTAGCTAGTCCGCTGATTGCGGTTACTATTCCACCTATCATTAGCCCTCTCCGCTATAAGTTTTGCCTGTTCTTCTATCTCATGCTTTTGTTTTTCTAAAAGCAAAAACTGGCTATCAAGATCACTTAGCTTTGGAACCTGTATCACATTACTTTTCATGTGAAAGCCATACGGCAAAGGCTCCTGTCATTGCGCCAGTAACCACAGAAATTAATGAAGCCTGTTGTGTTGATATGTCAGGCATAGATAATGCCCACTCAATGCAGCGTACATAAACTACAGTCATTACAAACATCATAAAGCGAGGCAGAAGTTTGTACTCTAGTATCTTGGAAAAAACTATTGTCATTGATAACTCCTTTACATGACAGACATTAATAAATAAATTCCACCACCAAGCAAACCAATTATACCTAAAGACAAAGCAGCTATAGCAGCATTATTAGCTATTTGTCTCTTAGTTTCCATCGCAGCATACACAGTTTCCTCTCTTTCTTTACGGATTTGCTTACGCATTTCAAGCATATCGTCATAGGTTGATGGGCCGAATCGCATATTAAGCATAAACTTAATTTCTTTTTCCCGTTCAAGTAGAGTTTTCTTGCGGATAACAATGTCCATTGCTTCCTGTTCAATGTCACCGCTATGAGAATGTTTCTCTAAAAGAGTAGGTTTCTTACGCTGAGACTCAGCTTTAGATATGTCAGCAACAGCAGAGTACCAAGAGCCAAGCTGTTTGCTTACGTCCTCTAGCTCACGACCAGCACCAACAAGAGTTTTAATACTTTTAAATGCAACATTAGCAGCAGCAAAAGCAGTAACAGGATCAATCATAAACTGTCACCTCATTTAGATTTACCTTCTGAGGAATACAGTAAGCAGTGCCATAGTCATTAGATTGTGGGTAGCCAAAGCGACGAACTAATTCTTGGGCATACCAGTTGCAAATATCTACTCGCCTAAAATAAAGTTTAGACTTTATAGGGACGCGCTCTGCTCCCATGCCGAGATAAAGAACAAGGACAAAAACATGCACCACATGCTTACCCCATCCTACTAAGAATAGTTAAAAGCATAATAATTGTTGCGCCAGATGTAGCTATAAGCACAGTCTCAAGTCGCTTGATCCTAGTAAAGACTTCCTTGAATTGGATTCTTACCTCTGTTTGCAAAGCAACCACATCCTTTTCTAGCGCGGAAACACGCTCGTTAATATCCATTAGCTCGGCTCACTCGGCCAAGTCACAGCATCGGGTAACTGGGACGGAACATCCCGCAACGCTTGTCGGTATGTGCGCCATGAGTCTGACATTGTAACGTCCGAGCCAGCCATCCAATCAGTTTCCTCTAGCAAATTGTTGCGGTGATTGCGTACATTCCGTGCAGCGTCATCCGCCGGTAAGTTTGAAACTATCCACGCTACTGTCCATACACCATCAATTAGCGCGGGTGTTCCTTGAGCAATCTTTTGTGTGATTGCATCGTAAGTTGGACGGTCAGCCACAACTACAGGATACACACGATAACTTGCTAACGTATCTGCATCCACCACTCGCGGAAAGCTGACGTTTTTATTGTCGCGGCGAAGATCACCGAGCGTGTATGGATATTGCTCTACCTCGTTGCCGCTTGTAAGTTTGACGTACATTTTTTTTCCTTATTTAAATGTTGCAAAAAGACTAGCCGTCCTAGCATTGCGTGCGGAATTACCGGGAAGCGTGGATAGTGTAACAGTACAACTTACACTTGTTCCCGCATTTTCGTTTAAAACTTTTACAACGCAAACGCTGCAAGGATTGTAATCAGAAGGATTACTCTGATTTATAAAATCATTAGTTAATGAATGAAACTTTCTACTTACGCTCGTAGACAATGCAAAAATTGCAATGCCTTTGCCACGCGAAGTAATTGCAGAATTGGTGTGATCAGTTCTATTTGATTGGGCTTCAGCCTGAACATTATCAAGGTCATTAACGCCAGTAAGAATAAAAGTTCTAAATATTTTGCTGTCTTGATAAATATTACTGCCATCAGACCTAGAAGATGTTGCCGTAAACTGCGTAGAACGCGGTAAATCGTTACTTATTTTTGAATAGTATATTGCACTAAAAGTTTGTGAATTGCCTTCTTGAGATCCTTCAACAGCTTCAGTATAACTATTACCCGCTGCGTCAACTAAACTTGTCCAAGTTCCTGTAACCGAAGCAATATCAGGTTGTGCAGTTAGCACTACAACAATGAATGTTCCTTTGGGTATATCCCCGCCAGAACCGCCGATCCCAGTAAAAGTAAAAGTGTTTGAAGTAAGACTAGATGCGTCTGAGTTTGTATTGACCTGAGTTATTGTCGGGATTTCCCCTGACGCACCAAGCATAGCGGTGTTGAAAAATGAATTAGCCAAGAGCAACACCTCCTAGAAATCCATAATAAGTCGTACCGCCATCTCGCGTGTAAAATCCGTAGGCGTTGACTTCAGAATTGCTCGGCGCGGCTGGGGCTGAACCTCCTGCCCAATCTACTGAGGCAGGCCAAGCAATAGTTTTAGCTGATGAAGGCTGTGTTACAAACAGCGTAAAGCTAAATGCTGTGTCGCTGGGCAAAGTTGGTAAAGTAAATGCAAACTGAGTATTCTCAGACAATGTAACAGAAAAGGATGTGCCTGTACTGAGGTCAAGTGTCGTTGTTGCACCTGTGGAATTAGCTACATATGTTTCTTGCAACGTTAACGTTTTTAACGCCCCCGTCATTGTTCCGCCAGCTTTAGGCAAGGCAGCATTTGCAGTGGTTGTGGTTGAGGTCAGAACACCATCACGAGTTGCAATGTCAACGCCATCTACTGTGCCGGAGACTGTTATGTTACCTGTTACGTCTACGCCTGTGCTTTTTGTTGCAAATTTCTCAGAGCCATAATGATACAGGATGCTTTCGCCTGTGCTGCCATCTGCTCTAAAGTAATCAGCAATGCCACCAGAAGAGTTATCTGTCTGAATTATAACATCTTTATCATTTTGTTGATTTTTGATAATTAGGTCATTAGCTTGTACACATTCAACGTAAGCATTTGTTGAATTAGAGTACAGTCTTAGGTCGCCAACATTTGTACTGCCACCAAACATCAGACGAGAGTTCTCAGGAAAATATAAAGTATCTTCGCTTGCGATCCACTGCACATACTCTCCAGATGTATCTCCAAAAAACTTAACATCATGCCCTGAAGTGTCTGCCCCGACTGTCACAGCACCTGTAAAAGCACCGCCGCTTTTAGGCATGGCGTTTGTTGCCAGCGTGCCTTGAGCAGCAGTAGCATAATCACTAGAAGCAAAGGCTTTTACTTCTGCTAAGTTAGTAACCTCGCTGTCCATAAGTGCGCCAGCGGCTGTCACATTTGTAGCGTCTGTAACATCAGCACTAGCTTCAATTCCGTCCAGCTTACTGCCGTCAGTTGCAACATCACGACCATCTACAGTTCCACTAACAACTATGTTTTGATTAGCTTTGACATCCCTGTAAAAAAATACCTCGTCATCATCTACTTTCATGCGGGCAATGCCGTTGTAAAATAGATAAACATGACCATGTGAACTATCAACGTGCACGTAATCCACTGTACTATCACCAGCAATATTTCTTGCGCGTATTCTTACATCAGACGTATTTTGGTTGTTTTCTAAACGAATTTCATTTGCGGCAGTCCCGCTTGTTGTCAAAAACGTAACTGAGCCATCGTGATAAATTTTAAAATCTTCAGATGCGCCAAGGTTTAATTGAACATTGTCAGCAAGGGCAATCTTTCCGCTTACCGTTAAATCATTTGAAACAGTAAAATTGCTAATGGTTGTAAAGTTTCCCACCTCTGGATTGCCAGTTGTCGCGTTAAAATTAAGCACCTTGCCTTTACGATCATCAACAGCAGGAAGAGCCGATAAAGCAGTGGTAGGGTCATAATCAGCTAGCCGCAATGATCGACTAGCAGAATCTTTAAGATCAGCAGCTATAGCAGTAAGCGTATCAAGCTGTGTATTTAAAGCAGCCCTGTTTATATCAGCACCAGCAGTAAAATCAGTTACACGCTCAACGGTAATGCTTCGCGTAATAACCACAGTTGCGCTAGCAGTTACACCACTTACAAAAGTAACTGTGCCAGTAGAACCAGCACCCCCGCTTACGCCATAATTAGCAGAGCCAGTACCCTCAGACTTTAAAACACCAGCAACATAAACTTTTAAATCACTGTTATCAAAAAATTCAAACGGAACTGCAAAAACAGTTTGCGCTCCGTTGGCATTAGCTGTGTAACTAATCCGTGGGTCATTGTCTGATATATCAATGGTCATAAATCACCTCTTTTTTAGAGGTTTCTAACTAATCC